CGCTGGCAGCCCGTTCACTTTCCCGCCCCGAAATGATTTTGTTTTAGAACCGCCCCCCCCCCATTTTCGACATGCTGGGGCTGCTCAGGGGCTGCTCTGGGACATATTGGGGACAATCGGGAAATTCGCGTTCGGTGCCGGGGTTTGTACCGGCCCGCAACGCGGGGGCCATGGGCCCCTATTCCCCCTATCCTTCAGCCCCTTCCCAACGGAAAACGGGGCCGTCCGTGTTGGCCCGGCCCCGTGCGGTTACGTCTTCAGTCCTTCTGGTGCGGCTTCGCAGCTAGATTCGCTGTGACATACTGGTCAATTAGACGGACTAGCTGTACTTCTAATTCCCAAACACGCTCGGCATAAGATAGTTTTCGTTGCGAAGTGTGCGTTCAGCTGTTCTAGCTTCGCCCGAACGTCCGAAACTGTGGGCCGAATTTTGCGCTTTTGATAGCCCCTCATTTCGCGCCTTCCAGTTCCTGCAGCATATCCGCGGCATTGATTGCGACGGATTTCCCTTCTTCTACCCTTATCCGTTCGATTTCTTTGGATACCCGTTTGACCGCCATAAGCCCCTTGCTTACATCGTGGGCTGTGTATGGCCGCACTCTGCCGGAGACAGGATCTTTGAAGCCACCCGTTTTGGCCGTTTCGGATATGGCCTTTTCTTCCAGATAGGCCGCGAACGTCGTCCGGTCTGTCCAAGCATTCGGATACAACGCCCGCATGGCGCGATACAACAGACCACCAGCGCTCCCCGTCCCCGTCGCCACCGCGTTCCACGGTCCGCCCGCCATTAGCCTCTCCGCGCATTCCTTCATCGCGGCGAACTTCTCTTCCGGCGAGGCGCTCGCCCCCGTTTCGGGGTCACGCCCAATGGCCGCGCGGTCGCTGATTTTCTGCACAAATCCGTGTATCGCAGCCGCATCATGATTTGCCGTCCCACGCTCGGGCAGGGTGAACAGGAACTCGCTCGTCCCGACCGTGAATTTGATCGCGGAATTGCCGACCAATTCATGCGTTACCACCGTATTGCTCTTGCGCTTCGATTGCATGATTCTCTCCTATGAATGACGCTAGCCTAACCTCCACTAGGCGCGATGCTGCTGCGCCGACGATCTAACCCAATTCCGCGAGTTTTGCCATTCCCGCGTTGTATTCCTTTTCCTCCTTTGGCGTCATGTGCATAACCGTCTGGCCGCTATCCTTTCCTGCCAGACAGGTTGCTATCACGATAGGCCGACTCGGCCCGGATTCGTCCGAATGAGGCGTGTCCCAATGATCGCTATTCATGATCCCTCCATAGGGCAATATCGCCCCTAGTGGAGGCTAGGCGTTGCGTCGGTTTGATGGGCGTCCCCGCGCCGAGCGCACCGCGCCCGACTCCCGCTAGGTATGGGGGCCGTCCTACCGTTGACGCGGGGCCAGCCCCGACGGGGCCATCCGTTCCGGCCACCCGCGCCATGCCAATCATACACGCAAACGTCGTGCCTGGCCTAACCTACTGATTCAATGGAGTTCGCTGGTGGCACGGTCTATGCCCGGTGTCGAACCCTCGTCAATGTTGACGGGATTTAGACTGGCGTAGCAGGAAGCGTGCCACGTTGCGCCATTATGATCCTCTCGTCGCCCGCGCGAGCAGTCGGCATCCTGACATCGGGCGATGCTGCAATTGTTCGTGCCTGGCGTGGCGTGCGGCCCGACCATCCCCTGCAGGCACGCTTCTTGCCGGGCGCGTCAGCAGGCAGGCCGGGGTCGCTGATCGGGGCGTTTAGTCGGGGTCTCTGTCCACACGCAAAATCTGGCATCCAAGCCAGCACCGTCTATGATACAATATCCGGTCACGGAATCGTCTAAGCGGCGATTTCAGGACGAGAACTTCCGGGATGGCGGGAAATCGGGCATTGCGGCCCGCCTATTCGGGCTGCTATACTCCCCTCCATGTCAGGCTCCGCTGAGGCGCTCCTCTCGGAACTCGAACGCCCGCCCTCAGAGCGGGCTGCGCAACTGTCTCTCGAACGCCATCCCGGTCCCCTCAAGCTCAACTACACCCACGAGGATTGCATTGATGCTATTCTGGCGAATCCCGCCATCTCGCAGAATGAGCTGGCGATTCGGTATGGCTATACGGCTTCGTGGATCAGCCTTATCATTAACTCCGACGCGTTCCAAGCGGCTCTGGCGAAGAGGCGGGACGAGGTCATCTCTCCTGAGCTGCGAGCAACCGTGGAGGAGCGCTTCCGTGCATTGATAACGGAATCGCAAAGGGTGCTGTTGGATTATCTCCACAAGCCGACTTGCCATCCCAATCTTGCCCTCGGGGTCTTAGGGACCGCGTCGAAAGCGATGGGGTACGGGGCCCGGGAGCAAACGCTCAATATCAACACTTCGTTCGTCGTCGCCCTTCCACCCGCCTCGAAGGATTCGAAGGAGTGGGTCGAGGGTAGGACGATTGAACATGACCCGATCGCCGTAGGCGATAGCCGCAGCAGATAGGAGCCCATATGACCAAGCGGGTAAGGATCGAGAACGCCGACAACAACACCAGCTTCAAGGTCAAGGTGCAGATATGGGACAAACATCCTACGCCCGCCGGGCCAGGTATGCCGGATACATTGACATTGGTGAAGGAGATCGCCCTCGACTGGCCCACAGCCATGACAGGGGAGGATGTGTACTTGACTGACACGCGCTATATCGTCGTAAAAGAGGCCACCTAGTGCCCTGGACTCCAAAGCAGCATAGGCTCTTCGAGTGGGCGGGGCGGAATCCGGCTGCAGCGGCGGCCCGCGGGTTCAACATTCCCCCGGCGACCGCCCTCCGAATGGCGGGCGAAGGGATCAAGAGCCCCGCCGCCCCGCGGGCGAAGGTCGCAGGAGCCTTGATGTCTAGAGTGAGGTACTGACTATGCCTTCAGATGATGCCATAAACGCCCAGCTAGGGAGTGGGGTCCGAATCCTCCTGAGCGCGATGAGTGGAAATGGGCTTATTGCGTCGCATTATGTTGGAGGAGGAACGCTTGCGCCCGGTCAATTCCGTTGGGTGGACTGTACAGCAGCGGATAGTGCCGCCACCCAAGCCTCGACGATCCAAACCGCTCTCGGAGGATGATGTGCTCCTGACAGCCCGCGCCCGCAACGCTATTCCAACCTCGAAGTTTGCCCTTCCTGGCGAGAGGAAATACCCAATCGAAGACCCCTCCCACGCGAGGAATGCAATCGCGCGGGCTGCACAGCAGCTCAACGCAGGGAATCTGTCGCAAGCCCAGCACGATGAGATCGTCTTGAAAGCCCGACGTAAGCTCGTAGGAGGTGCCCTTGCCACTCGAACCTGACAGCGAAGATTTCCCTTACGGCCAGCAAGGTCCGATTCTTGACCCGCCAGCCCTTCAGCGTATTCGAGAGCTTCTTCTCTCTCGGCTTATGCCGAATGCCTTCGCAAATCCTGCCGGGCCGCAACTTCGCATGATGGGGATGCCAGCGAATATGGACGATTCGCTCTTTGGCGCGAGTAGGGGTCCCTCTCTTCGCCTCTCCCCCGAGCTCTACTCTTCGGGACAGGGCGGGCTGCCCGAACTTCGTGGGAAGAGGTATCCCTGATGGACCCCGGAATGCCGATGATGCCAGATCCGTCGGGCGGAGCTGTTGTTCCCTCTATAGCCCCGCCGCCCCAGATCGACCCGGCGAAACTCCAGATGATCCGCCAGCTTTTGATGCAGCGGATGATGCAAGCAGGACAGGGAATGGGACAAGTGGCCCCACCGCCGATGCTTGGCGCCCCGCCAGCACGCCCGATGATGCCTCCAACGATGTACCCAGGTCAGCCTCCTTTCGGGGGGATGAGCGGAGTGCGTGGATGAATACCGAAGTCATCTGGAAGCCGCAGCCCGGCCCCCAAACGGACTTTCTCGAGTGTCCAGTCGCGGAAATCTTCTTCGGTGGGGCTCGGGGTGGAGGCAAGACTGACGCCGTCCTCGGCAAATGGCTCCAGCATTGTGATAGGTGGGGCTCGCGGGCGAAGGGTATCATCGTCCGCCGCCGCCTCAAGCAGCTCGAGGACATGATCGCCCGCGCCCGCGTTCTATTCACCCCTCTTGGAGCAGTGTGGAATGACCAAAAGTCAACCTTCGTCATGCCCAACGGAGCAGTTCTCCGATTTCGATATCTTGAGAGAGACTCTGATGCAGAGGAATACATCGGTCACTCCTACACCTTTCTCGGAGTCGAAGAAATCCCAAATTTCCCTTCCCCTGAGCCTATCAACAAGCTCCGGGCGACTCTTCGCAGCGGTGAGGGAGTCATCCCGCAGATGGTGGCTACAGGGAACCCCGGCGGACCAGGTCATAACTGGGTCAAAGCCCGCTACATTGATCCAGCGCCGAAGGGGTACAAGATTCTTAAGGAAGCGTTTACTAATCCCTTCGATAATACCGTCATGGAAATCGAAAGGGTCTTCATCCCCTCGAAACTGACGGATAACAAGATTCTGATGACGAGCGATCCATTCTATGTCGCCCGCCTGCAGCAGCAGGGCTCAAAGCAACTCGTCGAAGCATGGCTCAAAGGAGACTGGGATGTCGTCATTGGTTCGTTCTTCGATTGTTTCGATGCTAACCGGCACGTCCTGCCCGTATCTGTCCTCGAAGCCATTCCCTACGTCGCCCGACGTTTCCGGGCTTTCGATTGGGGATCAGCCAAGCCATTCTGTGTGGGTTGGTATGTCCTATCAGATGGAACCTGGGGACTTCCTCCCAATTCTCTCCTCAAGTATCGTGAGTGGTACGGTGCGATTGCTCCGAACGTCGGACTTAAGATGTCCGCGGAGATGATCGCGGAGGGCATAGTCGATAGGGAGCTGGGGGAGATGATGGGATACGGCGTAGCCGATCCGGCGCTGTTCATCGAGGATGGCGGGCCGAGCCTTGCCGCCCGAATGGCTGCCCGCAAGGTCTCCTTCATCAAGGCCGACAATCGCCGCAAGACTGGGTGGGATCAGCTCAGACAACTTCTGCTCGGTTCGGACGCTGAGCCCATGCTCTATTTCTGCGAATGCTGCGAGGACACGATTCGTACCCTTCCAACCCAGCAGCACGATGAGACCGACACGGAGGACGTTGACACCGAGGGTGAGGATCATGCCGCCGACGAAACCCGCTACGCTGTGATGTCCCGCCCCCTCCTCAAGAAGCAGAATCTTGCAGAGGGCTCGATGTTCCCGAAACTCCCCGGCCAGATGACTTGGGATGAACTTGTCGCCAAGCGGCGGGCGGGACGGCTCGCTGCGCGGGCAGAGAGGATTACATAATGGCAATGCAAAATGCTCCCTTCGCTCCCCAACCGCAGGCTCAGGTTTCCGTTGCTGTGACGAGCGCCTCGCAAGACCTCGCAATCACACCTCCGCAGGGAGGTGGTTCGATGCGCCTTGTCAATGAAGGCACAGACAAGATTTACTGGAAATATGGCGCGGGAGGTGCGACGGTTGCAGGAAGCGTCCCAATGCTTCCAAACACAGCCGAAGTGTTCGATTTGCCAGGAGGAATAACCTCGCTCGCCGTAATTGGCGCGACCGGTGGCCTCTCCACGCTCCGTGTGACCCCAGGACAAGGATCATAATGCTCCGCGCAGCCTCTGTTTCTCCGATCGCTCAGGGTTCATCTGATGCTTCTGGTACGCCCGGCAACGCGACGATTAACCAGCCAAGTGGGCGGGCCGCTATCGCCGCTGCAGGGACAGCAGCGGTCATAACTAATTC